GATCCGATCCGACACATCAGACACCATGGTCTATGAGGTTCTCGGACCGATCTTCATTCGTGAAGCTTCTGGCTGGATTCTAGGCGTTCGATATACCTCTCTGAACGAACGGCGATTCGAATACTGTCGGGTGGTATCGGAGTTCCAAAATCTATTCACGGAATATACAGAATGAAACTCTCCCAACGCACAGCATCAAAGTCCCATCGAGTTCTCATCTTCGGTCCACCTAAATCTGGCAAGTCTCTCCTGGCAGGTAAGCTCTCCTCGGATTTCAATCTCATCTGGTTCGATCTTGAAAATGGATATGACACTTTATTTCAACTCCCAAGTGCCCAACAAGATCGTATCGAAATTATCTCCATCCCAGACACCAGATCTTTCCCAGTTGCAATCGAGACCTGTCTCAAGGCAATCAAAGGAAACTCAGGCTCCATCTGTGAAGAGCATGGGAAGTGGGACTGTCCAATTTGTAAGAAAGCAGGCGCCCCACTCATCCCAGTCAACTTACAAACTGTGGACCTGGACACTGTGGTGGTATTCGATTCTCTTACTCAGCTTACTAACTCTGCCATTGCCCACATTACTCGCAATCAACCAGATGACTACAAGCTTTCTTACGAAGATTGGGGTAATCTAGGTAAGCTCCTGGATATGTTCCTCTCGCATGTTCAGCAAGCCGGTTTCCATGTGGTGTGCATATCGCATGAGACAGAAGCGGAGATGGAAGATGGGCGACAGAAACTTGTACCAACAGCGGGCACCAGGAACTTCTCTCGGAACACCGCCAAGTATTTCGATGAGGTTATCTACTGCGAGGTGAAAAACAAGAAGCACATTGCGGCCTCCTCGACAACCTATAACAACAACATTCTCACTGGCTCACGATCTGGCTCAAGCTTAGAAACTGATGCCGAACCCTCACTTGTTCCACTGTTCAAAGGAGAATCTAAATGTTTAACTGGAACTCAAACTCAGAAGCCAAGCCAAGCAACTCCGGCAAACACAGCTCTGACCTCCCTGCAAAAGATTCGAGCCGGACTGCCCACCAAGACTTGATAGAGGATATTAAAATGTCACCCCAGATCCACAACTCAGTTCCTGAGACTCTCTCCCAGCGAGCCAGCACTCACGGTGATTTCAAGATCAATGGTCAGGTGATGCAAACTCTGAAAGAGACCTGCCATGTAACACCTAACTGGCACACTCTCGCACCTCATCAGCGAGAAGCAATCGAAATGATCTGTCATAAACTCGGAAGGATTCTATGCGGTAACCCAGATCACGCTGACCACTGGCATGATATTGCAGGCTATGCCACACTGGTCGAACAACTCCTGCCTGCTGCTCCCACCTCCTCCATTTAATCTTTCTTCTCTCCATAGGTAACTCAAATGTCTGACAATCAAACTTTCACCCTCGACAACCTGCTCGACGCTACTCTGGATGACATCGCTGATCTCCCTGAGTTTCGCCCTTTCCCTGCGGGCACCCACAAGGTGACTCTCGCACTCTCCCAGAAATCCCTCAATAACAAGCCAGCATACGAAGTCAAGATGACTCTGATCGAGACGATCGAGCTGGCAGATCAGTCGGAAACTCCGCTCACCCAAGGCGCCACTGACTCGGTTGCATACTTCCTGGATAATCAGTGGGGTCTGGGCGCTTTCAAGAAGCTCCTGAAGCCGGCTGGCGAACATTTCGGCACTGGTTCCATCCGGGATATCATCGAGAATCTGCAAGGTGCAGAAGTTATCGTGATTACCCGCCAGCGTCCGAACAAAGAGAAGACCAAGAGCTACACCGATATCGTTGAACTGATCGTGGTATAAACCCATAGGGCCTATCTTCGGATGGGCTCTTTAGTTTATATCTCCCACCCACAAAAGGAAGATGAGATGAGCCTCCCTGTATATATAGTTATCGAGTCCACTGAGCTGACCAAACTGGAATGGAGAGTAGAGGATCTCCTAAAAACTGGTTATCAACCCGTAGGTGGAGTCTCCATCACGATAGTTGGTTCTGGTGCAATTCACTATGCACAAGCAATGATGAAGACTGCGGAAACTCCTCGCACCCGGAAAACTAAGAAGGCCCCCGAATGAGTCACGCTCTTTTCCTCGGCACCCCAGACGACAAACCATATCTCTCCCATCTGAAAGGGGCATTCAGCGGACTCAACACCTATGTATGCACTGAACCAATACATCTCCTCTCTCACCTGGAACTCTATTGCAGCAAGCGTTCCATCACCAAGGTTGTCTCCACATCTATACCGATTCTGAGAAAGCTTCTAGAGGTCCAAGGAAACAATCGAGAAGTTGGCACGATTGGTGATTACGCCGGTTCCGTATTTACACACCGATCTCTGGAGATTGTATTTATCTCCCCACTCTCTCAACTGTTCACTGTACCTTACGGCAAGTTCCTAGCATCTCGCTACATCTCCAAGGTCTGCGCTCCATCCACCTGGCCTGAACCAACACCTTTCTCCTTCGAGATTCTAACTCCAGCTAACATCGAGCGCCACTATGATCTATTCTCTCATGCGTATGCTGTCGCGGTGGACATCGAAACATATCGTAAGAATCTCGCCATTAGGTGTATTGGTTATACTGGGATTCTTGTTGGAGCTAGTGGTACTCTATCAACTATCTCGGTAGTCTTACCCATCGACTCCCTTTGGGCTCTTGCTTGGATGAGGAAATTCAATGATATCTCTCCCCAGAAAATCTTCCAGAACGGCAAGTACGACTGCTCCTACCTGCTACGGTATAACGCTCCAGTTAGAAACTGGCTCTGGGACACTGCTCATTTCATGCACAGTTGGTATTCCGAGCTACCAAAGGATCTTGCTTTCCTTAATGCCTTCTTTCTACGAGAGGTGGTATATTGGAAAGATCTCGCAGAGACTCATGACCTCCATGAGTACTATCGATACAATGCACTTGACACCTGGGCCACTGCAAACGTCTGGATTGCACAGCTCCTATCCGCACCAGACTGGGCACGGAGAAACTATTCACTAGAGTTCCCGCTTGTGTATCCATGTCTCCTAGCTGAGATGACCGGACTGAAGAGGGATACACAGAAACTTATAGAGGCACGAAATGAAACCGATCAGCAAGAATCTCAAGCTCTTGGTAGTTTGCAGCGCTGCCTCGGAGTTCCAGGGTTCAACCCAGGTTCCCCAGTCCAAGTCAAATCGATGCTCAAACTTTTGGGCTGCCAGGATATTGAATCTAGCAATGAAAAAGACCTTGCGAAAGCCAAGCTTCGTCACCCGCTCAACGCCTTAATCATCGATAAGATTCTCACGATTCGAGGCCTACGCAAACTCTCATCAACCTATCTACGGCTAGACTCAGATGCAAAACAAACGGGAATCCATGCTGGAGAAGGTGGCGCCAAAGAGTTCCAAGGACGAGTTCTATACGCTCTCAATCCACATGGAACAGACACAGGACGACTCGCTTCTCGTGAGCATCACTTTTGGTGCGGGCTACAGATCCAAAATATTCCAAGAGGTACTGAAGTTAAGCAAACAATCTGTGCCGACGATGGATTCTACCTTGGCGAGTGTGATCTGGAACAAGCAGAGTCTAGAGATACCGCACACATTGCAGGAGATGAGGCGCTCATTAGCGCGGTTTCTGGGACTCGGGACTTCCACTCAGTTAATGCTAGCAGTTTTTTCGGCACTCCATATGAATCCATCTATGATGACTCTGCTGGAAAAACAAAGAACAAACCACTGCGCGATCTCGCTAAAAGGGTTAACCATGGCGCAAACTACAACATGGGTCCTCTGGTTCTAGTAGATACTATGGGACTAGATAAGATCTGGGAAGCACAGCGACTCCTCTCGCTCCCATCTAACCTGGCGCCCAAGCAAGTAGCAGAAGAACTTCTCTCCAGGTTCCATAAGACCTACCCTAAACTCAAAGGTGCATACTATGTCTCAGTCATCAATGAAGTTGGTACTACCTCTCGACTCACTAGCCGAGCATTCCACCACACAAGCTACAATGAAGCTAGCTACACAGTTTCAGACTACATTGCAAAAGGCGATTGGACAAGATATTGTTTTGGTAAGCCTGACAAAAACAAGCTCGACCTTAACTCTCTTGTGGCGCACTGCCCCCAAAGTCTGAACGCTCGGACACTGAATGAAGCTTTCCTAGATGTCTTCTACAAAGTTGCTCTTAAGAACCCAGACACGTTCCGACTTCATGCGCAAATCCATGACTCAATCTTGTTCAGCTACGTTAGACATGCAGTCCATTTGCCAGAGCAAGTCAAGGCATGTATGGAAATTCCTGTTAGTGTCCGCTGCGTATCTGGCACTCTTCGCAGATTCGTGGTCCCCGCCGCCCTCAAGATCGGAAAGCTCGACAAGGCAACCGGCGCCCTGAAACGTGCAACTTACTGGTCAGAGACCGAATAGAAAGGATTCTTGAAATGAACTCCGCTCTCCGTATTCTCCCGGCTCTTCTCCTCTCAACCTCTGCCTTTGGAGCCGACATTCTCCAAGCAGATCTAGCCCAAGGAATCACAGTCATCCTCACAGATGAAGTCGGGCCATGCGCAAATCCGGCACGCGTGGCACGTTGGATTGAAGCAGATCCCAAGAACTTCACGCTAGGCTGCTACAAACTTGTGCCGGGCAACTACATCCAAATCGCCTGGCTAGATGCAGATACCGGCACCATTCCTGCCCCAGTTTTCAAACCTGTAAAAGGTTCTTGATATGATCCGCGCACAAGTTCTTCCACCGACCCCAGAAGATTCCAAGATCCTTCGCTTGGAGATCTCTGGTCACGATCTATTCGATCTCAAAATCCTGCTAGATCGAGCACTCTCCCACACCATGCATGATTACCCAAAGTATGTAGAACTCTCCGACAAGCTCTCTGAGTTTTTGAGGAGTTAAGATGCCTGGGGATTTCTTTTCCCAATATCTCGCCTTTGCAGGGGAGACAGAAGTCCCCGCATTCTTCTCGCGCTGGGCGGCGATCTCAGGAATCGGAGCTTTCCTTGGCAGGAGATTCTTCTTTCAACATGGGCATTTCAACATCTACCCCAATCAGTATTGCATGCTGATCGGATCTCCAGGCACCAGAAAATCTACAGCAATCAAACTCATGAGGAAACTTCTGCAAGATGCAGGCTACGACACAATCGCAGCAGACAAGACCACGAAGGAAAAGTTCATGCTGGATCTGGCGGGCGAAGGCTCTGATGAAGCAGCAGGAGATATTCTAGACCAGAACCTCTTTGGAGATATCAAGAATGAAGCTGATGCAGAAATGTTTGTCATGGCCGACGAGTTCAACGACTTCTTTGGCAATGGGAATATTGAGTTCATCTCTCTCCTTGGCACTCTGTGGGATTACACTGGAACTTACACAAATCGAATCAAGAACGGGAAGTCAGTTGCCATTTGCAATCCTACTATATCAATACTCGGTGGCAATACTCCTACAGGTTTCGCTCTGGCTTTTCCTCCAGAGATTCTCGGTCAGGGATTCTTCTCCCGAATTCTCTTAATCTATGGTGAACCAAATGGAAAACGGATACCCTTTCCACGACCTCCTGACCCAAGAGCCGCCGCTGAGCTTTGCGGATATCTGCAAGCTATGCGAGTCCAGTCTTGCGGTCCCGCAAAGCTCACTACTCCAGCAGAAGGACTCCTTGGTAAAATCTACACTTCCTATGCTGGAGTCGATGATGTCCGATTTGAGTCTTACTCCAATCGACGTTTTTCCCACCTCCTTAAGCTCACTCTTGTTGCTGCTGCAAATCGACTATCTTCAACGATTACAGAATCAGATGTTATCCATGCGAACTCAATTCTTACGTTCACAGAACAACTTATGCCTAAAGCACTCGGAGAGTTTGGAAAATCCAAGCACTCAGACGTCTCCCACAAAATCTTGACACTCATCAATTCTTCCCACGGTATCGTGTCTTTCCGAGAGATCTGGTCGCACGTGCATACAGATCTGGAGAAGATGCAAGATCTGGCCACCCTACTAACAAATCTCAAGGCGGCAGATAAGATTCAGCAGGCACCAGGCGGCCTAGGTTTCCTTCCCAAACGCAAGTTGATGATTGAGCAAGATGACTCAATGGTTGACTTCTCTTTACTAACTGAAGAAGAAAGGCGGATGACGATATGACCCCCAGCGAATTCCTAGATCTCTACGGTGCAAAGGTCACTCACTACGAGATCACACAAGACAAATTTGCACCACTCGTAGTTCACAGTTACGAAGCTGCCGAGCGGATGCGAGACATGTTAGGTCTCACTACTCAGGTACATGAACTTATCTCCAGGTTCCACACCTGTGCAGCTCTTCACAAAACTATCCTCCCAGAGACCTATCAACTAGGAGATATTGTCAAAAAGAAATCTGGAGCTGAGTGGGTGGGTCGAGTGGTAGGTTTCTATTCCACTCACCTAACACCTCATGGAGTAGCTGTAGAATCAATCGCTCATCCCGGATCTGTACAGATCTATCCCGAACATGCACTAACCTTGGTATCTTAATATGTCTCAATCTCTTGGTTTCGTAGAGCTTCTCACACCCTCAGGTGAAATCAAACCTGTGCGCTATGACATCTTTGTCTCGGCGCTTTTTAAGTTACAATCATTCGACACCATGCAACTCCACGCAGCTCTAGGAGTTTGCGGGGAAGCAGGAGAACTAGCAGATGGAATAAAGAAACATGTGATCTATGGGAAGCCTCTGGATCGCGAGAACGTGATCGAGGAACTTGGCGATCTCAGGTTCTATATCCAGGCTGTGATGAACCTGTACCAAATCTCAGAGCAAACAGTTCTACAGTATAATGCAAGGAAACTATCTAAGCGGTATGTAGAACTGGCGTACTCAGATGAGGCAGCAATTGCACGGAAGGATAAGGAATCATGACACCCGAAGTTAACATCATGGTGGATATCGAAACTCTGTCCACTCGCCCAGATGCAACTATTCTCTCGATCGGCGCTGTGTGCCTAGAGACTGACATGGAGTTTTATGCAGAGATCGACCCGAGACAGGACAGGCATGTAGATGTATCAACTGTCATGTGGTGGTTCGAGCAGCCAATCAAACCGCCCCTCGATTCCACACTCACTCTAGGAGCTGGCTTGTATGCATTCTCAGACTTCTGCAAGTCACAGGCCACAAACAAGAAGTTCAAGTTCTGGTCCAAAGGCCCGCACTTCGATGCTACGACTCTGGCAGATGCGTATGGCATGAGAGGAATCGAGTGTCCTTGGGAATATAGCTCAGTCCGAGATTACCGAACTCTCGCTAAGCTCCTCCCACATATCCCCAAGCCTCCATTCCAAGGCGATAAGCATAACGCCCTCGCAGACGCCAAGAACCAGGCGGCCCACCTAAAACTTCTTCTTGCGGAGTTCCAGAAATGCTGAGCGCATCAGACAGAGAATTGTTGAAGCTGGCAGCCAAGGCTGCAAAATACCCGCAGGGTAGAAGCCATACTTTAGGAGGTTTGATGACTGCCAATGAGTTGTCCTGGAATCCATTGGCCGACGACGGCGACGCGCTGCGGCTGGCTGTGAAGCTACGGATTGAGGTCGAGCCTTGGATTCATGGCGATTCAGCATGTGCCCGTGCTGCCGTCCGTGAAGTGCTGATTGACGAGCCCCATTATGGCGATGACCCTGGACGCGCCACACGCCGCGCCATCGTCAGGGCCGCTGCTGAGATCGGCAAATCTCTATAATCTAGGAGTTACAGAGTGCAATATGAATTCTTTCCAGAAGGCTACATCCTCCTGAACAAGGAGCTAGCCTCAGGCTACCACCCAACTCTCACACTCAAACTCGGAAAGCATCCACCAGATGAAGTAGACATCCGGCTTGCAGAGATTGCCACTCACTGCTCAGTTCTCCTAGACGGTACCTATACTCTAGAAGAGCGAGACAAGCTATGTGCGATTCTAGCTGGGCGACTTGAGGTTCTCAGAGAGATTGCCCCACCACAGAATATTTTACCCCTATAAAAAATGCCCCGCCTGGAACTAACCAGGACGGGGCATTTTTGCGTTTAGCGATTTTTTAGGTAACTAACTCATGAGGCAATACATTAATCCTCACCGGCAGGGGATTGGATCAATACCAAGAGTTGGCGGCCTGAGCCACTAACTTCGTGCCGTCGCTCAGAAACTCGACCAGCGTCTGCTTCGCGGCTGTATTGCCGGTGTTGCTAAACGCGGTCGGGAAGATGTACGCGGCATTCCATGTGATCGCCCAGCCGCCCGTCGCATCCTGCGTGATGATGACAACCACGCGCTTGCCAGCGGCAGGCACGTTTGTCGGTGCGCCCCAGGCACTTGCTGCTGTAGCCGTGAACGTGACCACGTCACCAAGCGCGCAGTTCAGGGCCGGCGTTGCACTGCTGGCAACCGCCTGCTGAGCACCTTTTCCTCGGTTGGTTGGCATCCCACCAGGCCATCATGCCGAGTATCGATGTCAGCGCAGCGGGTTTCGATGTCGGGGTGACGCTGTTGGACGCCGATGAGGTTGCAGACGTGGTGGCGTTGATTCCTGTGATCGTGGCAGTGACGGCCGCACCGTTTGCGCTGGTGATCGTGATAGGCGAAACCGTGCCGGTTGCCGTCGATCCGTTCGACAGCGTGGCGCGGTAGCTGGTGGCATTTGCAGCCGGCGTGAAATACACCGACACGCTACCATCGTTGGCGATGAGCAGCGGGGCGCGAGGCGTGGCGACGGATGTGGTGTCCCCTGACACTGAGGATACAACTTGTGTAGCTATATCCTCTCTTTCATAAATTTGAGTGGCCCCAGGCCCACGATAATCTGCATGAATAAAATTGTCAGCCATTTTACACCTTACCTTTTCATCTATCAGTTATACAACACAACACCTAGACTATAAGTCCAGTTGCCCGCACCAGAATGTACCACCACAATCCGCCAGATAGCAGGAAGGGTATCTTGCACCTGCACGCCAGAAGCAGAAGCAGCAATACTCACAATGGCCTGCTTGAGTTTCAGGCGGATCATACCGGTGACAGTCGTGGCAGTTGTCAGAGCGCCTTGCAGATCCACCCAGCTCCCAGAAGCTGGATCTTGCTCTTGGAGTTTGAGCTGGATGGTTTCGATACCGGGCGCCGCAGTGACATTCAGGTAGGCGACAATACCAGAAGCTTCCGGATTGATACCACTAGCGAACCTAGCATTCGCATTATTTGGATCAATGAGATCCTTACCAGAAATTGTTTGTGTGGTTGTGCGAACAGCGGAAGGCAGAGGGGTGTAAATCCCTTGCACAGTTTGGGTATAGATAGACATATCAGTTCCTCAGTCAGTTAGGGAATTAAATGCGCTTTCAGAGCCACCCATCAGCACCTGCATCTTCTGTGCAAACGGGTTCTGTAATTGGCTCACGATCCTCTGAGACTCAGCAGTATTCGCTGCCTTCATCTCATTCATCATGTACTTGTTAAAGTTCACCTGCTTTCCTCCAGAGGCTGCGTAATGCTTTGCAAATTGTACAACCGAATCCTCATCTGGTTTGTTTCCCATGATCGAGGCACTCTTAATCGCACCTGCCAGAGTTTGCATCTTCGCACGATCAAACTGCTGGTACGCGTGGATTCTATAAACTCCATCATTAGTGATCGCTTCATCAAGAGGTCTCCCACCTGCTAGGCGTGTTGCGGTTGCCCAGGACATAAGATCATTTGAAGCCAGAATAGTTCCTTTCGAGGTTGTTGAATAAACTTGCCCATCTTCACCAAATGCTTGGAGAGTTTGTGCGAGACCTGCAAGAGGGCGAGAAAGTCCGTTGTGTTCCAGGCCTTGTAACATAGATTCCCACACCTGGCCACCCGCGCCGATCTTGTCAGCAGTCGCCTTGATAGATCCGAAGAACTTCCCAAAGGCCCCGACGATTGGTACGTCTGCCAGAGTGGCGGGCACCACAGTCACTTGGCGCGGATTGATATCTCCACGAGAATACAGATTGGCTTGGAGAAGATTGCTAGGCAAGCCATACATCAACCAGTCACCTGCCTGCTTACCCGCCACGCCATAAGTTGCATCATACAGATCCACATGCTTCTGGTTCCCACTCATCGTACCAACGACATGCTGATTGATGAACTGGAATGCAGGCAGACCTTGCAGACCATAGAAAGTTCCCTGCAAACCCAGGAGCATTGCAGTATCTTTCCCAGATCCTTCTCCCACATACCGGAAGAGCTGCTGCATCAGATTGAACTGGTAGCTCTGAAACAGACCGATCGCCTGACCAACCGGACCTTGGAACATCAGCGGGCGCTGGGAAGCAATCGTATTTCCTTCCACCCGATTCACAAAGGTGTTTATATATGCAAGAGCTTCCTGGTTGGAGAGTACCCCATGCTTCACTCCCAGAGATGTGATTTGGTCTGCAACATTCGCCGAGATAAATCGATTCAGTTCTTCAGCGAGCTTGTTCCCGGTGAGCTTCTCACCAGTTTCAGAGAGCGCCTTGGCCTTCTCGAACGCCCGAGCCAGGCGGCCTTTCAGCTCCGAAACCGACTCGGTACCTTGCAGGGTGAAATCATCCAAGATCTGCTTGAACTGGGTAGAGGCATCCTTGACGAAACCGGCAGCTTTATATTTCGCAAGCAGGGTGCCATCATCTTTTAAGAAGTTTGTCATCGCCTGCGCCACTAGTTTCGAGGGCGACAGGATCTGACCAACTCCGCCAGGCACATCTATCTTAGCGAGCTTTGCAAGTTCCCCTGCAATCTCAGAGTTCCCTTCCTTGATCGCACGAGTGATCTGATTGAGTTCAGTGCCTCGTAGAACATTCGCACCTACGAAGTTATTCACAGCGTTCAGAGGATCCAAACCTAGGGTGAGTTTGCTTAGTAAAGCATTAGCTCCCCGAATGAATTTCGTGAGTTCGCCCTTCGGCGCCGGATGATTCGCCAAAAGAATATCAGCCGCCGTAGAGTACGCGGTATCCATCCCATTGGCTTTCAGTAAGGCGTTTATTTCTGTGATCTTCGCCTCATCATACGGATTCTTCCAGCCCTTGAAAGATTCCTCCAGGTGACCATACGCCCGAGAGACTGCGCCATCCAGAAGCTTATTAAACCCGTAAAGCCAAGGATGCTCACTAACCTTGGAGATATCCAGAGCGGTCTTGATATAGTCCAGGTATGGATTTGTGCCCTGAGCTTCTAGGCGCTCCCCGTAAGATCCAAATTTCGAGGCCGCGACTTTGGTGTACGCCTGCCCCTGATCTTCTAACCAGTCGAAAGTCTTGCTGTTCTTGGCGCGCATGAGTTCGATTGCCAGCATGTCATCTTCGCGCAGGTGTTGCTGGAGAATCGAGTCAGCGATAGTTCTGGGGTCAGTGCGAGTTAGGAAGTTCGAGAAGATACCCTTGCTCTTTAGATTCGAGTCAATGTAAGATTCATTCAGTGTGCGCTGGTACTCATACTCCTGACGAGCACGCTTGAAATCTTCCACCTCTCGCTTGGTGAGCACGGAGTACTCAGGATACTCACGGCGCACCATGTCGATTTGAGCTTGGAGCTTAGCTTCCGAGTTTGCAAAGAGCATAGTGGCATGCCCTTGACCAGTCACCCTCGGATCTTTCACAAACGCAAAGAACGGATAGTCCTTCGGATTCGGGCGGATGGGCCGGAAAACACCAGGATCTTTAGAGTCTGTCATCCCCTGAGCAGCTCGCACCTCAGAGTGTGTAGCTGTTCTATCCCCAGTTCTGGCGATATGAGCATCCACCAGGGCAACAGTTTCCGGGTGCTTGATCTCATGGACCATCTCACCGGCAGCATCCAGGAGTTCGTCCCAATTAGTAACTCCATCTTTGGTAGCAGCTGTCAGGGCATCCCTGGGAACCAAGTACTCATTCCCCATATCATCCGTAGCACGCACCATCAGCTTGCCAGCTCTCGAAACTTTTTGGTTCAGAGTCTCAAACTCGATGGCGACGTCTTGCTTAGACAGCAGGTTGAACAGCGGACCTTCAAGAGCGGCTTGAGTTTCCTTGCGGAAAGCGGTCTTCGCCTCTTTGGTCAGGGAGCCAACAAACTGGAGGATAGATTCCAGAGAGCCGTAGTTCCCATTCGAGAATGAAGCAAGGCCTGCACCTGCGCCATGGCGGTTCGCGGTCAGAATTAGTGAGTCAGGGATCTCAGGAATCTTCTCATAGATCCCAGCCGGTAGTGCCTTTGCAACCGCATTGTTCACAGCATCCCGGATCAGCTTCTGCTGGGTCTTAATGAATGTCATTCCATCCATCACATTCCCATCCAGGTCATCCATATTCCGCACACGCTTGGTGATCTTGGCGTAGGACGGCAGGAACCTAGTATCAGGAGTTGCACGCTCCTGGCCTTTCTCGATCGGGTTTGCAGGGGTCCTCAGGCCGCGAGCTGCCAGAAAGTTCTCGTACTCCTTATTCGCAGTTTGCCAGGCAAAGTAGTCCTCAGTGCCTTCGCGCACCTCATCTTCCAAACGAGACAGGCGCATATTCACCATGCGCGCCACACCTTCATTTCCCATACGGGCAACAGAAGGGGCACCGGTAAACACCTTAGATTCCAGAAGTGCATATGCTGCCTCCTCCTTGGCAGCTTGAATATGCTTCAAGAGATCTCCACGCAGGAGGAAACCATCCTTAAGAATCTCCCCTTGGGAGCCTGTAAGTTGCACCCTGCCTAGAAGTTCAGGAGCTTTCTCAGAGTCAATCCACAGGCGCTCCAAGAGAGGCAGATCGTACTGACCAATCTTGAAAGCCTTCTCAGGATTCCAGCCTGTAAAGATCTCGTGCGCCCAGATGTTGCGGGCCTCAGCCTCCAGGTGCGGATTCAGCCCTGAAACTTCCCGGACATCCCAAGACTTCCCAGCCTTGAATCCATAGTCACGAACTGCTCCAAGAACCGCTTCACGAACACTCTGGCCGCCCGTCGGGCGCACATGATCCGCCAGCGAGATAACTGCCGGGGCCTCCGTAGTTACCTGGCCCGCGTTATCTCCATGAGTCTTCATGTAGGAAACCTGGAGGTCGTCAGTAGGCTCGCCTTTCTTAACTCTTGCTTTGATCTCAGTTTCGACCTTCGTGGCACCCTTCACCGAGGTCACCTCCTCCACATGCAGGAAGTTCTGGAGCACAGTTGCAGGAGGGGCACCATGATTCACATCAGCGATCATGTTCCCAATCTCAGGCTGATTCCCAGGAACCAGTTTGTGAGACTCTTCCCGGATAGCATTCTGAGTTCTGCGCACCCGGTCTTCCAGTGCCTTTGCAGCGTTCAGATCTCCCGCAGCGAGCTGAGTTGCACGAGCGGCCGCCAGATCCTCAGACATCAGAATGAGAGCATCTGAGGGGAGAGCGCCTTGCTCCGCCAGATCCCGAGAGCCAAACGGTTTCACTCGGAGATCCTCTACACCAATCGCTTTCTTGATCCGTGCGAAAGTCCTGGCGCCCTCGAAAGCTCCACCAATAACTCCGCCCAGTGCGCCACCAACTGCAATGTTCTTAACAATATCCCAGCGATCCTGCTCTTGCAGAATCGGGCTCTTGAACATTGTGGCCTGCACAGCAGTCTCGAAAGCTGCGCCTTCCAGAGTGTTCTGCCAGACGCCCGCACCCAGGGCCTTGAGGGTGTTCACATTGATCGAGGAGAAAGTGGCGCCTGCTGAGGTGATATCTTTCGCAGCGGCAGTAATATACATCTCGGTCTCAGGAACCAAGAGCCCAGTTGCACGAGAGAGATTGGATCCCAGAACTCCTCGACCAGCGGCAGCTTTCAGAGCAGTCTGCCCAGCATTCAGGAACTTAACTCCTGCCATCCCAGGAATCAGGGAGCCTGCCAGGAACCCTACGAGATCTGCGGCCCCACGGTTTTCAGAGTAATACGCACCCAGATCCTCATCAATAGATGAGATCCAGGCCTTGGTATCACGCTGCTCTGCATCTACACCGAACGCGTTACCAATGTAAGCACCTGTGTTATAGAACGAGTTCGCGCCAGAGAGCATGCCGGAAGCGATCAGCTTTCCAGCACCTGCAAACTTATCTCCCCAAGTTTCAGGGTCGAACCAGGAACCGCCTTTGCTATTCCCAATATTGTGGTTATCTGCTGCCAGGAGGTAGGCAGGTACATCGGTGAGATCTTGGTCAGCCATTATTTAGCTCCTTCACGGGCGCGGAGTGCTTTCCAGTATTCTGGGTTATTGTTGTAAATATTGGGCAGAGTGCCGGGTGTAGGGAGTTCTGCAGAATCCAGCGGCATAAGTGGGATGTTCTTATTCCTTTGCCACTGCCTGATTCCAGCTTGCAACCCAGGGTTCGCAGTCTCTTCAACGGCGGCCCTAGACAAGACTTTGATCGTCGCTCTGCTTACATCATCTCCCGCGGTGATATCAACGACTTCGGTAGTCTTGAACATTCCTTGCGGATCAGTGGTCAGAGCAACATTATATCCACGCTGCCCTACAAGTCCGACAGACTGAAGTTGACGAGCTGCAAGAGTTACAGCAGCTCCACGGCGATAGAAGTCTGTAAGGGTGAGAAGTTCCTTGTGGGAGAGTTCGCCATTCTTAGCCGCATCCAGAGCCAACCCCCAAACACGATCCGGATTATCCAGATCCACACCAGCTTGGAGAGCAGGTAGAATAATTTTCTGGGTGATCGGGAGTTTCTCAAGTACAGGGCGCAATTCCGGATTCGCAAGCAAAGCTCTCGGACCTGGAACCAAGTACACGTTATCCTTATCCCCCGGCTTCACCAACTTGAATTGCTCGTTCAGTCGCTCTTGCGCAATCTGGTTTAAGCGCGCATCAGCGACTTGCTTGTTCTTGAGATCCAGGGTGTTATTCGGGCTTCTGGCCTCCATTTGCAGGAGCGTAATAGAGTCCGAAATAATTCCCTTCACAGGATCCATAGCAGAAGGAATCTCCATCGGAACCTTTCTAGCAACCATCGAAGCAAAGTCCGCAGGAGACGCTGCCAAACTCCGAGTGTTCCCAGTGGGGTCCAGAGCCAGCGCACGCTGTCCTGCCATGTAATCCTCATTCGCCAGCTGGCCAGCAGGTGAGTTAGATTTCAGGAGCTGCAAGAGCGCCTTAGCATCCGCACCATTCGGATCCATCGGCACATACGCAGATCCCATACGCTGGCGCCTACCAACCTCAATAGTCTTGAGGAAGTAGGAGTCCATATCTTTCTGATCTTTCAGGCCTTGGTCTTTCAGCTTCTTCTCTTCCTTGCGCCACTCAAATTCTTGCTGCGAGAGTTGGAAATGTTTGAGCGCCAGAGCCTGGGATTCATACGCACGCTTGGCAGCATCAGCAGAGAACGCATGCGCCAGCACATCATCGCGCGCCTGGATCGCTGCTTTCATTCCCTCGGCGCCGTAGATGATTCCACGAGTAGATGCATTATTAGCTTCCACCTGAGCTGCCATCTGGATCTTCTGGGCATTCGCAGCCGCGCTAGCAGCAGTCACAGACTCCTGGAGCTGAGTCTGAGTTGCGAAAGTACCTTGCGCCAGCGCATTTCGAGTTTGAATCTCGTTATCAATCTCCTGGGTCTGCTGGTTCAGCGCATTATGTTTTGCGATGTCATCATCCACAGTTACCTGATTGATGATATATTGCAGGGGGTTATCAAAGAAACCAACTGATTGCTTGGCGGATACACGAGCTGAGAGTTCCTGGCGCTGAGAGGCCAGGGAATTACGAGCGTTTATTAGGGCGGTCAGTTGCTCCGAATCTTTCCGGAGATCCACACCGAAAGAGGCTCCTGCCAGATTCCGCGCCTGCTGGGTCGCCAAGGCGCCTTGGTCTTTCGCGCCCTGGATAATTGCATCTGCCGCGCCGATAGATTCATATAGCGAAGCATTCTTATCTTGGGCGGCCTGAGCTGCGCCATAGGCACCCTGGATTTCTCCAGAGGCCTTCATGTTCGCAGTATCCGTAGAAGATACTGTAGAGAGGAGAGTTGCGAGATCCATATTACCACCCAAAGATATCGGCAATCGTATCGCCCGCACCAACGATCACGCTACGTGCAGTATCCTCCACCTGAGCTGCGCCCCTAGAGGCAGATGAGCCGATGGTGCCTCCGAACTGGGAACCGGCTATTGCTCCAAGAGGTCCGCCGAAAACTCCACCACCAACTGTTGCGAGCAAAGTTCCTAGCTGCCCACCTGTATCATCTGATTCCCCAAACTTATCCAGTTTGCGTTTGGCATTTACGGCGGATGCGAGATAGCCGGCACCTGCCAGAAAATCAGCAGCTCCGAGCGAGGCGCCAGGGGCGGCAGCCAGAGTTCCAGAAGTCTCAGCAACAGCAGGAGTTGCCACAGTTTCAGGGGCAAATCCAGCAGCTTTCTCAATCGCCTGCGCGCCCATAGTGGCACCGGTTCCAGCACCCGCCGTATCCAAAGCAACTCCAGGAGCCAGGCCTAAGTAATCTCGGATTGCTGTTAAGGCACCCATGCCTTTATCAGCTCCTGTAGATGCCAGAGATCCGAGGTCCATATTCCCTGCTTTCCCGAGCGCATAGATGTTCAGGAGATCAGGCAGGCCCAAAGACGGATCTTGCTTGCTCTTCTTGGTAGTGGTAGAGGAGCGAGCAGCAGCCTCCCCAGAGATTCGAGCTAGCAGATCATTTACCTGGAGTTGCCGAGTGGAGGAGTTATACAGCCCCGCATTCTTCTGCCCGGATGCAATCGCCGCCAGTCCCTGATTGGATTCTAGAGCCTGCTTAACCAGCGCCTGAATCCCCTCAGGAGAGATATTGGTGGAAGAGGTCTCGCTACCAGATTTCCCCTTGAAGAGAGAAACCAGGTTTGCAATGTTAGCCACTCCATTGGTAGGAGCGATGTCGCCAGTAGCCATATTAACCTCCGAACTTGATGAAACCGTTGCGGCCGAGGAACTCAACTAGAGTCCAGATAGCCACCACAAACGCCCAGATACCCATACCCCGATTGATCCACTGATCTAGCTTCTTTTCCAGAGCTGCATGTGCAGTCTCCATGCTAGCCAGGGACTTCTCAAGTTCACCGATCCGAGTTCCTTGGGTCACCTGGCGCTCCTCAAAAACCAAAAGCCGATTCAAATGATCGGCAAGTTTATCGACTTTCTTCTCGAGTCTTGCAAAGTCAGATGGATGGATCATCGAGTGGGCATCCTGGTTGAAGTCAGAATCCTTGAACATTTTTGATTCCCAAGTGTTGCGTTATGTTAGATTCTAGGCGCTCAGTTTCACAGTGGGGATGACAGGAGATCTGTGGCCGAGAGCGCCCTACCAACCTGCTGCGTAGAGACTACTGTAGAGATAGCTCCTGGAGTGCCTGCAGAAAGATAATAGGTAGCTGCGAGAGTAAGACCCGATAGGTGAGAGTTAACTCCCCCAAAGGAGATCTCCGCTAGGGCTCCTGCAGAAACGTTCGAGGTTGACGAAACAAATCCCCAAGCCGAGTTTACACCTGCCTGTGCTAGATCTGCTGTAAGTACTCCAGCAACATTGTGTAGATATACATATTGCCCTGGAGATAACGCCGCCCCAGCTTTTACAAGCGCCTTGAAAATATTCTGGATCCGAGTAGTTTCAGCAGGGGCGGTGGTTACTGGAGTGAGTGCCCCAGTGTATGTATCTAGAGAGGAGAGCAGGAGATTCAGGGCATTCCTGATCCTCACAAACTCCACGAACACCTGCGGGTTTTCTCTCTGGGAAACTTCAGGAATCGCAGAGAGCCCTAGATTCACCGAATACTCAGGCATACTCACCTCTTGCCATGAATGTTGAATGTGAGAACCAATGAGACTAGGGAAAACGCACCCTTGAAGAGAAGAGATATATTGGTGCCAACTGCCCGTGAGCCGTACTTGCGGAACTGCCCAGAAGTTTCCAGGAGGCCCAGAGTTTGTTTGGTGAAGTTCTTACCATCTAAAGCCGGTAGTGCATACGCAGTGAGAGTGCCTCCCACAGTTGCATTCTCAAACGCCACCTCGTCCAGTTGCAAGGTGCGAGGCCTCACAAATTGGTACTTGCCTAAAGCAATGACTCCAGAAGAGGTAGTAGATGTGGTAGAGAAGTCTACTGTAGAAACTGATCCATCTACCTTCAAAAATGCCAGGGAACCTCTGGCAGTCTCCGCGATATCTGGGTCAGGAATCACGAACTCAAAAGCGCGAACATGATCTACTTTCAGCTTACCCCAGCGCCTATCTATCAGATCGTAGACAAGAGCATGAGTAAAAGAACTAATGCCATAGGAGAACACGAGATAGCGATCAGACACAACTGCAAGCGCTCTTGCCATTGTGGATGTAAGAGCGGTTTGAGTAAATGTATCAGTGCTCTCATTGTAATCCTCGAACAGTTTTCCAGAAAGGAAATCGGTTACCTCGGGTAGAACAACCTGGGATTGGGAACTTGAAATGAGCTGGAGGCCTGAGCGATAGGTATACGCATAGAAATTTCCAGAGTTAGAGTCTTGGACTACGTCATCCTCATCCTCTATGCCTGCGGATCCAACTACTTCTCGGAAATTAAAGGGGAACCTAGAGTTTCCAGAGTAGAAAGCCGCCACTACATTGTCACTGGTGAAGATGAAAAAGCCCAGAACGTGTGCACGAACAGAAGCGATTTCTCCAGTGACACCTTCAGGAGCTCCAGAGCCTGCACCTGTAGAGAGGGATGGAGTGAAATCTAGAGGATCCAGAGTAGATGACCAGTAGATTACAGGTGCGACAGCAGATATATGCATAGGCGCCAGAAATGTGGCCACAGCTGCATTCGTATCCATGTTGAGGAAATAGTGTCCACCGCCTGATGTCAGGCTAAGGATCTTGGCGCCGGTTGGAAACTCAGTACATGGATCAATTGTGCGCCCGATAAACTGAGTGAAGGGATCTGTAACTTCTACATCAGGACTTCCTAGAGTTGTGGTGCCTCCAAAACTATGCTCAACGAGAGCGTGTCCATAGGCAATGAGATAGCCAGAAGCAGCCGAGATCCCAGCAATGAACTCTAAGTCCAGAGCTGTGGGAGTTACAGTGTTGAAATCAGTAAGATCAAAGTTAAAGGTATAGAAGACTGCTGGAGTTCCTGATGTCCAAGTAGAGGGCGCAATGCACATGTAATGCACGCCAGAAACAAAAGCAGTAGTGATCCGTTTACCTGCAGGAGCTGTAGCACCAGTGGCAATCACCCAGGTACTTCCGGTGGAATAGTATAGGAGTCCAGAGGTCAAACGCTGGATCCAGACCTTGGTGCCCGCTGCATCGCGGAGGTAAAAGATCTCGACTACCGGATCTGCCGCAGCGGCTGTATTCACAGGCAGAACATCTTTATAACCTATGCTCTGGAAACCTTGCTGGTGAGGCATCACATTGTGGCAGTAGTAGATCTGCGGGATGCCCACATCCTTATCTGAGTCCTCCTGAGAGGTTACCTGCCGATTGAAGTTCTGGTCGTACTGCGAAACAATAACTGAGCGCCCCCAGTTTGTAGATACAAACGGGAAGGCGCGAGCGGAGAGATTCGCACGATAGGAGATTTGGGCCATGGGTTATCCAGGTTATACACTCAAGTGCCACGTACCTGTGTTGCAATAGTTCCCGCTGTGTTCATCAAAAACAGCAACACGGTGTCGGTATTCAGCGTCAGGTTCACGCCACCCACAAGCCGGATATTCGCGTTATGTGCGATGGTTGTCTGTCCATTACTAGATCGGACATAAAACTCTTGATTGCTCACACCGTTCGTGAACTGCGTTATCGTCGTCGGCGCTGTGTTTCCGTAGGTCAGAACACGGACACCAGTTATGCTGGTTGTCGTCGCGTTACTATTATCCGAGTTGCCGGTGGAGATAAGCGACAGGCCATTTATCTGGATGAAGGAAGACCCGAACCTCATGCGTCCGGTTCCAGCCTCATTCTCGATATAAAAGTCTGTCGACCCACCTGGGGAATATAGAGACCAGTTGGAAAGCCCGCCGCTACCAACATATCGAATTTTCTTCCCGTTGAATACAAGCGAGTCTGCCCCGAACTGCACACGTATATTTTCAAACCCAAAAAGCGGGCGCGTGTCACGGTCACCAAAAAGCACGATGGCTTTGATGTGAGATGAGGCTGTCTGGAAGTTTCGTACCCAGTCCCAAGTCACTCCGCCATCACTTGCGCTGCCGCTTGTGTGGTTTGGTTTCGTTGATCCGGTAGTCCCTCCGGTAGTCGTCTGATATAGCTGGAAACTGGCAAGGATGTAGTCACCAGCATTAACGGTAATGCCAGCGCGCCACGCACCACGCAAAGGTGTGCGCCACGCAGTATCCGTGTGGTCGAAATAGTGCAGCTTCATCGGGACAGCAGTTGCGCTGTCATCGCTGTAGCCGAAATGCCAAGCTGGGTAAATTCCGAAGTGGTCTCCAGTGCCCTTCACCCCATCGACAACAATGCCATTATCCCCGCCTGTCGTGCTTGCGTCAGCCGCGTCGTAAGTCTTGGTGTAGATATTCCGGATTCGATAGTTAACGCCATCCTGCTGGTACGGATCGAGCATCCAATCAAGCTTGGCAGCCGTGCCGGTGACATACCCGTTTGGCTCGATATGTATGCGGGTTGGTGTGGTCGTCGTGACGTTGCGAATAAGGGTGTTACTCGCATTGCCCTGCTGTAACTTATTCGGGCCAAAAATTCCAGTTAATGCAGGCCCTGCATTTTGCAGAGCAGCTTCTACGGTTGCACCTGCGTAGTACCCGCCAGCATCTTCGATACCAACCAGCGACGCACCTTTTCCGCTGGCCGTGCTGGTAAGATCCTGGACAGTATTACCGCCCTGGAATGCCACCATACTGGCACCATTGCCAGCAAGAATCGAGGATAACCTGGATTGGAGAGCAGAAGCATCAGCATTCGCAGTAGTTGCCGGAATCCCCCAAGCCTCAATCTTATCTCCCAGAGAGGCAGGAGTCGCAAGAGTGAAAGAGGTAGTGGAGATCTCAGTGTAATCTACATTCACTAGGAGTTTCAGGCCATTCTTCCAAACCACGAGAGAATTCGTGGTAAGTGTGTAGGTGAACTCAGTAAGAACGAAAACCGATTGGGAAGCTGTAGCAGTGAACACTTCCGGAACAATAGTCCCAGAAACATTCATCGCACCATTGATTCCGAAAAGAGAAGCGGTCATTTAGTACCCCACGGCGAGGATGTTAGAAGCCTTGAGAATCGAAACTTGCTCTGCCACCAAACCCCGATACGCGGCCGCCTCTTCATCTTTCCCGATCGCCTTGAAAACAGTGGCGGCGGCATCAAAGATTATGAGGTACGGATGATCTAGCGCAATCCAGGAACTGAACGAGGTGGTGGTTATATCTGGATTCAGGTAGCATCCCAGAATGTAACTCGATTCCTCAGTGGAAGAATTAATCTGGATATATGCACCTGCAACATAGCAAATGTCCTGGCGCTGCACTTTGTAGCGATCCAGGACTTGTTCGGGGAGAATGATGTCGAGTTCGGCACCAGGCGCCGCGCTGACTGAGTCCCATTTGCGCAGATACTTCAGTGCGCGCCAGCGTGGGAGAGTTAGCCGGTAGTCGAAACTTTGAGTGAACTCAGCACTTGCGAAGGAGAGACCAGTTTCAAAGATGTCTTTGTAAAAGTAGTCTTGTTGGTGAGCCTTAAGTGTAGCAGCCTTGACTGCCGACTCAGTCTCTGCTACACGATCAGAGCGCCCAGTTATCGTGTAGACTTCGGCGCACAGTTCGGAGAAGTTCATGATGAGGTATTACTTCTTAGCGGTAATCGTGGGGAGAGAAACTGCACCGTTCGCAGTGGCAGCAGCTACATCTCGGGAACTGGCGGGAACCACAGCGCCAGCGGTGTAGTTTCCAAGGTCACGATCCGGATTCGTGTTCGCGGCTTTCTGGGCCTCGTAATCTGCGATGATCTTGTGGCGCAGAGCAGCGATTGGATCCACGAGTTCAGAATCAATCTCGCGCTCAGCAGCATCGATGTAGATGTTAGGGTGACCGAGAGAGATCTCAGCTTCGAGCTCAGCGATCTCGGCTTCGTTCGCAGTACGATACGTGCCATTCACAAAAGCAGCGGACTTCCCCTTCTGGAAGATATAGTTGCAGGAAGGGATGGTGGACTTGAAAACGCGGAGGGTGGCCATGATTGGGTTCCAGGATTGAAAAGAAGGATTGAGAGGCAGGGGGTTTTTGAATAGTTACCCCCAGAAACTATGTCGCTTTAACCAGCGGCGCCAGCAGTCAGGTTAAAGATCACCGCATTAGCAGGCGGGTTCTTGATAACACAGGTCAGTTCCGTGGTCAGCGTGCCGCCCACAGCATCGATGCCGTTATCTGCAACATCGACATCCGTCTCAGGCATATTGAACTCCTTGTTTTGCGTCTTGCGATCGCCAAGGTAAGCCAGACGGAAAGTCGACAGATCAACCGCAACAGCCATCTTAGACCAGGTGGTGTTCGAGTTGAACAGCGGATGCTCGATCATACGGAAAGTGCCACGAGCGGTCTTGAAAGTTTGGAACTGCAGACCGTAGTTAGTTTGGCCATCCGTGATGTAGTAGGTACCATTCAGGCGACCGATGTTGTTCAGAACTCGGCGAGCAGTACCACCAACGAACAGCACACGCTCATTGGCAACCTTGGGATCAGTGGCCTGGTTAAAGACCGGATCCAGGAAACCTTCGAGCTGAGTATAGTTGGTGGTAGCGCCAGCGGTGTTCACATTGACCGCGGAATAGTAACTCGGGTAGTAAGCCAGAGTGCCAACAATCGAGATCAGACCATCCATCGTGCGGAACGGCTGGCCATTGCGAGTGCCTTGCGACTTCTGACCGAAGAAGATAGCCTTCTCGATATCAGCAGCGTGGAAAGCAGCGCAATCTTGACGCGATTCGGCGACGTTGGTTTCGCCGGCAATCATCATCGTGGTGCGAACCGTGTCCGAAATCGCCCAGGTGTTCCGGAAGATCTGAGTGTAGTTGGTGATACGTACCGGGTTGATGACGAGAGACTGAGGACGCAGGCTCGATTCCTCGAAGGCATTGCCAACTTGGAACAGATTCACAGCGCTCAGAGCGGAAGCCGCAGCAGTGGAACCAACGCCACGAGTAACCGTGACCGAGGTTGCCGAAACCACCGAGTTGATGATGATATTCTCGCCAGTCGAATCTACACGCATAATCATCCCAGGCAGGATGTTAGTGGTGGAAGTAACAGGCAGAGTAGTATCAGTGGAGGCAATATTCGCAGAGAGCGTGAGCTGCGGGAACAGCATGGTCTTGGTGAAGAAACCGTGTTCAGTTTGCACAGCAGTGTCCGAAGGCAACATGCTGGTGAGGCCAAACAGAGGAGCAGTACCATTCGGCATCAGCCGAGTGATCATGCTCGCAAATGATTTCTTTGCAAGATCTTGCGTGAGATTTGCAGAGGTAAAGATGCCGGTAGACATTTAGAAACTCCTTGAAGGATGGGAGAGAATTACAGAACAGTCCAGGTGACCGTGGTCGCCGAGGTCTTGGAAACTACCACCACTGAGTACGAGGAGGCGGGAGTGGTAGCGCGACCTGCGAGAGTCACACCAGTACCTGCCGCCCAAGTGCCAGCAAAAGCAGCAACACACGAGACCAGGATTTCAAACGAGTCGCCGATATCCATCCAGGCGTTAGCGGCCAGAATGTTAGCAGCGGTATCGGTGGTCAGAGTGCGACCGGCAGTGAAGCCAGTGAACTGCACAATGCCACCGGCGATGTCCGCAACCGTGAGAGTGCGGTTTGCATCAGCAGAAACAGAGAGAACAGAACGGCCAACAACAGCATTGTCGCCTTGACGAGCGGCACGGGTGAGACCGCCATCTTGAACCATGGGACGAAGCGCAGACATTTGAGAAACTCCAGTAGATTACGAGAAGAACTTATCCCAGTCTTCTTCTGCACGAACCTGCTTACCCTTGGGAGTTGCCGGTTTCGGAGCAAACGAGGAACCGAGAGCTTGGAAATAATCCATCACCTGGGATTGGATTTCGCCTGAGGTGGCATTCGGATTCTTGCGAATCAACTGCTCTTTCAGTGCGCCAACCAAAGGCTGGATTGCCGGATTTGCGAGGAGGGGGTTTGCTGCTAAAAGATTTTCTTGAGTCGAGTGACTCTTTAGCAGCTGGGGGAGTTGGGCGTTGAACTGTTCCTGTTGTTTTGCCAGAGCCTGTTCCACAATTTTGGTAGTGGCCATGGCGCTCTGAGCGTACACAGTTTGTGCAACTGAATTCAGAGACTGGGCGAGAGCTGCGGTTGCTTCCTGCCCACCTGATTGGATCTTCGCGAGAAGTTCCGGAGTCAGGGATTTGGAGAAATCTACTTTCCGTGCGGATTCCATGACCTTGTTGGGATCAACATTGTCGAAGAGTCCCGCAGGCGGCGTATCTTTCGAGGTGTCAGGAGTTTCCCAAATCTTCGCGTGCTTATCGAGTGGGGAGCCCGGATCACTCTGAGTGGGAACCACACCGTTGTTATCAGTCTGAGCAGTAGATTGGGTGCCAGGCATGGGTTGCCCAGCCTTCTGCGGATCTTGGCCAGGGGGCGGATTCACAGGGGGAGTGGCGGACTTGAAGATGGAGAAGATATCGAAAGACACGGGAAACTCCTTACAGGGTGGATTGGTTGGCCAGGTTTCTGAGTTCTGCTTCGGAGGCATCAGACCTCTCTAGCATATAAGAGAGCCAATCTAATTGACCTTTTAGAAAGGCATGCTGCTGGGCGAAATCAAGCTGGTTCTGAGGATCAAAGTTCAAACTTAGAAGTTGGGTGCCGATGGTTGCTATGTCATATTGTATAAGTGCTTTCTGTGGATGGTTAAGAATGGCGCCTTCTAGAGTTGCGCGCTTGCCCAGTTCAGGCGCCTCCAGGGAGATTCTCAGCTCCTGAGGTTTGTACGTTCCCACTCGCTGCTTGAGTTCCTGGAGCCTGCTGTTGAGCGGAGGGGTTTGTGGAGCCGGGTTGGTAGCCATATGCTTGAGGGGTTGGTTGGGGAGGGTACTGCTTAGGATCAGTGCCTTGCTTTGCCATCTCCATTACAACTTGCTGCCACTGTGCAACTGCTTGTTCATAGGCTTGCTGTGCAGGAGATTTCTCGAAAGGCTTGAGATCCACATTCTGGGTCTTCATCAGGTAGGAGAACGCAGGCGCCAGATTGTAACCTGCACCAATCTGGGGAGAAGATCCGATGGTTTGCACCGCCATTGCAAATGCATCCCCAGAGATCGCTTTGTCCGTGGGCGCCAGGCCATCTGTGATCTTGAAAGTTGCGAAAGATTTCCGCAGGGCGACCGGATCAACTTTGACAACTCGCTCTTGGGAGGGAGAGTAGAGCGAGATTCCTGCCTGATACTGCAGGGTGTTGATCTTCAGGATCTCTTTCAGAGGGGTGAAAACTTGCGCCTCAAAGAGCATCGCAGTTGTTTGGTCCCTACCATTTGCATGAGTTTGTACATCCTGGTACTCATGGAGAGTCTTGTTTCCTTTGACGAACTGCCCTTGTTTCGCAGGGTTCTGACCATTCACGATGTTCGCCATCTGCTGAATCTGGCCCAGTTCCTGAAAAGCTACTGCGGACTGGTCATCCCGGAAAGGTATCGGGAAGTAGGCTTCCTGAGGCGACTTGTTATAGCCGGCTGGCCGCATCGGAATCTTAGCGGTCGGGGAATCATTATTGATGTGAGCTTCGGAAACCAGGGAAGGATTGTAGATGCCTCGATCGGAGATAGCTCGACGCCTGGCGGCCATTGCAGAGTTCACCAGAGCAGATGCGATTTCCTGGAAAGGCTTCGCATTCTGGGCGAGACTCTTAGTTTGGTAGCCAAGGCCGTCCTCATTCGGTTGCCCGAAAAGAGTTGGGAGGTAGCCATGTGCATTCGTCTGGCGTTCCGCATAGATCAGAACCTGATGGTTTACAATGATCAGCTTCCACACTTGAGGAGTATTAGCGGAAGGCACACGAAGACGAAAATCTTGAGGAATAATTCGCGCATATAGAGTAGTCACTTCGTAGAGGTTCTTGTAGACAATCTCGCCAGGAGGGCGCTCCAAGATACCTGCCCAGCTCATCCAATCTGTGGAGCGCTTCGGATCAATTTGCATCAGCGCATCCGGATTGATAAGCGGGAGGTAATAGGATTCGATGCCCCCTACACCACCCGAGGCATTGGCGCCCATTCCAGATTCAAAGGCCGCCTTGATATTGGAGACCATCTTATCCGGGAGTTCGTTGATGAACTTTTTGAGGTGCACACGAGACATCAGCTCAGTGTGACCAACGAATTCACCATCCTTGTAGATCTGAGTCGGCTTGTAGCGAGAGTCCCAGAAAGTGTTATAGGGATCCCAGCGCTTGATGCAGTTACCTTCCCAGATCACCTCTTTAGGTTTGCCTTCTGTGCCGAATGAGATATCGGTTTCAATGGCGGCTGTCACCTGGCGATCCCAGGTCACTTCCATAATCGAGAGGTTGTATTTAAACGCATCTCGGAACCATAGCATAAACTGCTGCACCCAGCCGCCCCGGATGGAATTTTCTTCAATGATTGCCTGGTACTGGAGGGCAGAATCCTCGTGCTCGGGAGGAGCCACCCAACCAAAGATAGGAGTGCCAGTTAGGAAAACTGAGGCCTGATAGGTAACTGCGGCCTCGACCTGAGGCATGACAACTGGAACAGTTACATTCTGGAACTTGGTGGAATCGCCGTAGCGATTGGCAAGCTGGGCGCGCCTATGTTCAGAGGTCCAGTCTGCTTCCCGCATGTAGGCGAGATCAATCTGGCGCATCTGCCCACGCACATTCCACTGGCTCCCAAGCATAGAGTAGCATTGCTTGTGGAACTGAATCAGCGCTTCCTGAGACTTATCAGGAATAATCATAGGAGTGGCGCTAGACATTACACAGTTTCCTTGGGAAAGTTCAGATTTGCAAATTCGCCCTGATGTTTCAGAGCCGCACGATCATAAGCTGCAGCGGCCTCGATAGGATTCTGGAAAAGCCCGAGATGCAGGTGCTGGCTCTTCGTTCCAAACTTTACAGAAATCGAGGCGCGCCACTTGCCGCTTTTATTGTGGAAACTTACACCCTTGAAGCCAGAAGTATTGAGCACCGTGAGAGTCTTGTTTGCAGCCTGCTCGCTCTTAGTAGCCAGGCGCAGATTCTCCTTCCGATTGTTGAGGCGATTTCTGTCAATGTGATCTACATCTAGATCTGCAGGCGGGTTAACAATCAGACGGTGCAGAAGTCGCACATCTCTGTTGAGCAGCGTGACGTGAATGTAGCCGGATTGCAGGGAGCAGGTGTAGAAGCCGAAATGCTTCAGGTCTTCATCATCTACCTGGATCTCGGGATGCTTGCGCATCAGACCGAAAAGATTTGTGCTCATGGGAACCTTTCTTGGGTTAAAACGGAGCATTCTCTAGAACACCTGGCACTCGGATCTTCGAGAACTCCTGCTCCTCGATTATGGTTCCACCGGCTATCAGGTGCCCATACATCTCCATCACCTTGTGAGGATATGAGAGGCAATCCAAAAGGCCATCTACGTTATCCCGTTTCAGCGGATTGAACTGGGAGATCTGCAGATTCACAATCGAGGCGCAGGATGGATGGATCAGGAGTTCACCAGATAGGAGCTGCTTGAACATTCCTAGGATCCGGCTGTTTTTTGAGTAAGCGCCCGAGTAAACTTCTACTGCCTCGATTCCGATGATTCCGTACTGGGCGCTCATATATGTGAACCAGTAGAGAAGGGAGTACTGATAGGCATTCGACTCGATTGCGATCACCCGGCAGTTCCGTCTGAGTGCAATCTTAAAGGATTCCGCTATGGTATCTCCTGGGGATAGCCTACCTTCTTTGATTTCCTTGCAGACTGGGATTGCATTATGCACCTCAAAGTACATGATGGAAACCGCATCTGAGTTTGCTTTGTCGTTCGAGGGATCAATGATGATGAAGTTGCCCTGGTGAGGCTCATCATCAGGGATGGAATACGCAGGGAGCTTGGAAAGATCTACTAGGTTATTTACAGAGGCGTTCTCGTCATTCAGGACCTCTGCATAGAAAACTTCCGGGCGCCCCATTGAGAGGTCGTTTTCGTATTCTTTGATGAGCTGGGAGATTGGTTGCAGGTCTTCCCAGAGAGACTCACCAGATGCAAGGATCCCGCCAGCGATAAATTTGGTCCAGGTGGGATTGTGTTTGAGTTTCCGGAGGAGAGAGTGCTTGGTAGGGTACATGTTTGCAATGAAGATGAAGAGACATCCGTGAGGGGATTTCGCCTTCATCGCCGTGCCTACCATCCAGGTATCTAGATTCTTGGAGACTGTTTCGGAATCTGCGTCTTCACGAGTTTGGATGTCGTCGAAGATCATCACATCCGGGCGCTGGTTCTCTAGAGTGACACCTCGGATATCAGACTCCGCGCCTGCGCCCATCAGGATAACATTCCGGCCCCTGAATCCGAATCGCTTGAGGTCCTGGCGATCTGTTTCTGCACCCAGGCGCCAGTCACCAAACACTCTGGTGACATTGCGCTCAGAGAGCATAGACATGATATCTGTGATGATGTTGTTTGCTTTTGTTTGGGTACCACAGATGATGAGAATGAACTGGCGCTTGGTGAAAAGAATGACATAGAGAATGAAGATCTTTATGAGCATCGTTTTCCCGAAACCGCGAGGCAAACCGATCGCAAGTTGCGAGAAATCTCTGGTGAGATGGATGTAGGAGAGTAGCCAGGCCCAGATGGATTTGAAAACCGGCGGGAAAAGATACCGAAAAACCGCCGGCATGGAGAAAGCTGCCAGGAAATCTAAGGAATCCCGGCACATTTGCTCCACTTGGGAGGTCTCGAAAGCTGCCTCTCGGACCGGATCTTCAGCTGGAGGAGGGGAAGATGGGGTATCTATTCCTAGTTTGTCATTCCAAGAGAGCTGAGGTCTGGTCATCTGGTTACTTTCTCAAAGGGTGCCTAGCAAGTAGGAGCTGGATTCGCAAGAGCTGCTCTTTCGCAGCCTCTTTGTTCCGCGCCACGATTGCCGCCTTGGCCTCGGCCTCTTTAAGTTGCTTGAGTTGGAGCTGGGAGATGTTGCACATTTTGAGGTACCTTTCTAGCTGAGAGAAGTTTGTCCATTGCGCCTGATTGTATCGTAACTAGATCTTGTTCGCCAGCTTTCACGACCTGGTTATTGATGTTTAGTGTTAGATTCTGCTGTGTGTATTGGTTCAGGATCTGGGTAGGCATGACAAGTTGCACGACAGTTTGCTGCGAGGTGATAGATTCAGGGGAGCTGGCGCCACGACGCTTGGCGGAGTTTATGACCTGTATAGCTTTCAGAACCTCGTGCGGCTTGTACATCATCGGCAGGAGATTCTCCATGCGCTCCAGGAGGGAATCTTCCAGGGAGTCGTATTTGGCGTCACGAGCTGAATGTTTGGAGAGCGCAAGATAGCGCAGCTCGGCTACTTTCGCAGCGAAGGTGGGATCCGAGATCAGCTGAGAAATCCGGGAGGGTGAGACTCCCACTGCTGAGGCCACCATTTCCGCCGGCAGCCCCTGGCCCAGGAGTGCGAGCGCGCGATCTTCTGTAGATGTGGTGGTCATGAGGTTTCCTTTCGAGTTCTGGGTATGATAGAGGAGAGCGGATGGTGAAGGTGGCGGGGATTATTGGACTTTCTCAGCCAGTTTAGCTTTTATGCGGGCCAGGTTTCTCTCGAAAATTAACTTGAAAGCCCTGTCACTATAAGTGTTTGCCTTTATGTTGTAAACTGTTTTAGGGGATATTCCATACTTATTACACATCTCGTCTGTTTGAGCTTTGGAATCGTAAATCTCCAGAATTGCAGAGTCTGAAAGTCCGTGTACAAGATCTTGCTTATTATTAGCCTGTACGTCGGCGGTCGCCCATCTAACATTAGAGGGCTCATAATTACAGTTTACCTCAATCCTGTCTAGAGAGTGAAACTTAGAAGGCCTTGGACCAACATCCCGAACAAATTGCAAAAAATTTTCCTGCCACTCCTTACAAACTTTTATGCCCCTGCCACCATAGTGCTTTTCAAGCGGATCTGCGCATCTCTGAAGCATACCGCGCCAAATCCCATATAGAGGGTGCTCAGTGTCTGCGCATCTGCCACATCCTTTCCGCTTCGGATGTAAAAGATCTCGGGCGGAAATCAAAATGTTTTTGGCGCCACATTCACATACGCAAGCCCAAACAATGGAAGATCCTTGCCGCTCTTTTGTAGGCTCCAGAGCTGTAACTCGCCCAAACTTTTGGTTTCTGAGGTTTAGCATTTCAAGGTTCCTAAAGGAGTTGATGATGTTGCTAAGTATATTGGAGTTAAAAAAGTTTAGGCAGTGGGGACAGCTGATATAGGATAGCCCAACGGCAAGCCCCTAAAAAGACCCCTACCCCCCCCCCTTGAGTACAAGTTAGTGAGTGCTTACTAACTCAGGATGTGAGTGAGCGCTAACTTCGATTTTCTGGCTGGCGGCTGGAGAGTAGTTACAATTTGATACAAAGAGCTTTACACAAATACATAATGTAGACCGCTGGCGTGGTAAGATACAGGCACTGGATAAGAAACCAAAGACAGAAAGGAAACCAGAATGTACCTGATAACTGATAGCTACGGCACCAAACAGATTGCTTGGTCCTGGGCACATGCGCTGGAATGGCTAACACGCTGCGCACCTGAAGATGGAATGATCCGGAACAGGATCACTAAAAAAGTTCTTGCAACGAGGGTACAAGTTCTGGTATACTAACTGAAGAGTTATCCCACCATGCACCTAGATTCCATGGGTGCATTAGGGATCACTCCCCCGAATGATCCGCTCGAAACCAATCGACCCTCGATTCTAGAAAGTCATATCATGAGCAACATTTCCAATCGTCATAACATTAACCGCTTTGTTTCTGGCAAGAGCGAGCCACTAGCAGGCCAGCGCCTGGCCAAGGTGGGGTATAAGTCGACCGATAAGACCCCGGCGAAGTTTCCCTCTGTGTGTGCATCGGTTCCGCCCCTGGGAGACCGCGATATCCTTCCGCATATTGATGCACTACTCCCACACATCCGCACCTTTTTGGAAGGTGTGCAAGACCGGGTTGTGAGGAGTTTATATGAATCATCTGGTGGGCTCCTCTCATCTGTGAGCGATTCCGAAATATCTGTGAGTGCATGCATCGCATATCTAGCATCTGAAGGCGCAGGGGGGAAGTTGAGCGCGGAACTGATATCATTCTGGTTTGAGGAACAGATGAAAGATAACCTCACGGTGGTATTTGCGGATAAACTCGGATTCCCCGAACTCACCGCGGAAAATATGGTGACAATCTCCCAACACCTGAATGCATATAAGGCACTGTTTTGCGCGCTTCCTGGCACCAAGAATGCCCCCACCAGGGTTCAATGTGAGAATCTCCGCAAGGTGATGAATGTGTGCGGGGCTGATACCGATGTGGGTGTGAAGGTGTCTGCACGGATATCTGAGCTGCTGAAAGAAACTTCTAAGCCAGTGTTTGAATTGCTGGATTTTTGATGGAATGATTCAGGGTGCACGGTTTACAGTCTGGATAGACTGTACAGACTGTCCAGACCGCTAGACTCCCAGACTGTTGCACCCCCTCACCCCCACCTGACCCCCTCTCACCCCCTAACTTACAGGTATCTATAACTAACACACCCACAACAGGTAGCTATCTATCTAGAGGGGTGTTAGTTATAGGGTATATCTCTTATATATAAAAATTTTAGATCCCCCTAAAATGAACCCTAAGACAGTCTATCATTCACTCCCCATATAAGCACACTAGATTCCACACATGCTTAGATTCCCCGCACAGGGGGCTTGACGGCACCCCGAGGGGGGCGTACAGTCTGCCGGTCTAGCAGTCTGTCCGGTCTACACCAGACTGTAAACCCCTCACCCTGAAACTAACAGCAAACACGAAAGGAAACTGAAATGTTTATCGTCGACCAACTGCCGGATTATTCTGAACTCGATATCGAATTCAGAATGGGTGTGGATAACACCTGCTGGATGTATGGATGTTGGAATCACTGAGCATACATCAAAGGGCATTACGTGCCCTTTGATGTATGTTTATGTCACACACTATCCGGAACATGGCACACCGGATTAGTAGCATGGGAACCTGTGACCATTCACTAGCAGGCGGTTAGCATCCGTTACCTTGTGCTAGCTCACGTTTCCCGGTATCGTATAAACCGGGACTTTCAAATCGATAAAGGTATTATATGAATATTAACGGATATGAAATTAAGCGCGGAGCTAACCTTCGCAGGGCTAACCTCAGTGAGGCAGACCTTAGCTGGGCAGACCTTAGCGAGGCTAACCTTAGCGAGGCTAACCTCAGTGAAGCCAATCTTCGCGGGGCCAATCTTCGCGGGGCTAACCTTATCGAGGCAGACCTTATCGGAGCCGACCTTAGCGGAGCCAATCTTAGCGGGGCTAACCTTCGCTGGGCTAACCTTCGCTGGGCAGACCTTAGCGGGGTTAATCTTCGCGAGGCTAACCTTAGCGGAGCTGACCTTCGCGAGGCTGACCTTCGCTGGGCCAATCTTAGCGGGGCAGACCTCAGTGAGGCAGACCTCAGTGAGGCAGACCTTAGCGGAGCTGACCTTCGCGAGGCTAAAAATATCCCCGTTATTATGTGGTAACAAACCTCGATTAAGTATACATGCAAGGGCATTTAGGTGTCCTTTGATGTATGCTCACGCATGCACGACAGGCCTTTTTGGGTAGGTTGACTGTCGTTAAACTCTGTTGAAACCCTCGAAAGCTGGCCAGTTTTCACCCCTTCACACCCGGTACGCCTAATAAGTGTGCCGGGTTTCTTGCATCATGAAAAAGTATCGCCCTTATTTCACCTTGGAAGAACTAAAAACTCTCCGAGACCTAACATCAACATCCTCGGATCATCAACGTTTGCACTTCTATCTCTACAAATACATCCTAGATGTAGAGGCAGGCACCCGAAAGGAAAACCTCTCTCTTGCTCCATCAATCTCCCAATCCCTCGGGTTAGATTCTTCGGCTGAGCGCCAAGCGGCGATCGATGAAAAATCCGATCGCATGCTTTACGAATCCTTCCTCTCTCAGACATCAACTTTTGTAGGCATGTCACCTGCACAAATCACACGCTTGCAAGCGTACAGGTACACTCAAGGGCATATGAGCCTAGAGGAGCAGACAAAATACGAAACCGAGCAAGGAATCATGATATGAAGAAACCACCTAAGATCCTCTCCATCTTGGAAGATATCTTCTTTATCGCCTGCATGCTTGCAGGTTATTTCCTGGGGTACTGGCTAGATTCATTCACTCGGAAATAAGGCGAAACTAGAAACATTCTTCCTCCCTCCCATCAATCATACATCAAGAGTCTAATCATCATGTACTTCTCAAGCGTAACATCAAAAGGTAATTCATCCTATTCCCAAAAATCCCAAGAGGACGCGGAAAAATCCGCGCAAAGGCTTGATGGAAATAATTGCATGAATTGTATAGATTGCACATATTGCAGAAATTGCAGAAATTGCAGAAATTGCACAAATTGTACAAATTGCATAGATTGCACAAATTGCACATATTGCATAGATTGCATAAACTGCACGAATTGCACAAATTGCACGAATTGCATAGATTGCACAAATTGTACAAATTGTCCAAGTTGCACAGATTGCACAAATTGCACATATTGCACAAGTTGCAGAAATTGTACAAATTGCAGAAATTGCATGAATTGCAGAAATTGCACAAATTGTATAGATTGCACAAATTGCACAAATTGCAGAAATTGCATGAATTGCACAAATTGCACAACCAATCCAATCTGCATAACGAGCACCCTGTGGCCCATCTGCATCCGTACTTGCTCCTCTTCCATCAAGATTGGGTGCCAAGATCACTCACGCAAATTCTGGGAGACTGCATCAGATGAAACCATCTCAAGGATGGACCCCGAAGCCTTAGAATTCTGGCGAGCAAATAAGTCTTGGATTCTCGCAATCCCGACTCTCCAGACTTAACGGAAACTCTAACTAGGCACCAAGCGCTGATCTTGTTGTGCCTAGTTGGGGCAAGCTTGCCCTCCACACACCTACCCCTAAATCTTAAGAGTCTATCATGCGCATACTCTGCTCATATT